AAGAAACTTCTTCAGACGACTGTAAGTAATCTTTATTTGGCAATCCGATTATTTTATATCTAAACTTTCCAAAATTTGGACCTAAATTTCCATACAAATACAAATTTGGACCAGTAAACGTCGCATATAACTTTGCCCCTATCATACTAGTAAATCCGCTTGCCCATCCATTTAAGTACGAAAAACCATAGTAGTATGAGGATGATGGAAGTATCTCGATAGTAGTTAAATCAACCTCTGAATAATTTATATTATATGGTGCATTATTTACATTAATTTGATAGTCCACTAGGTTAGCGTTTTGTACTAAATTAACTTTTCTTAAGTTAGTAGTATTATAATATATCACATAGTTATTTGAAATTTGTTCTAGGGCGAGATGTTCAACTGCCGTTTGAAAAAATAAAATACCATTATTAATAATACATTTAACTGCGGTGTAGCTATTATCTGTTGATTGATTTTCATATACAACTAAATACGACGAATGATCCTCCTCTAATAAGAGGGATGCGCCATAATGTTTATTGAGGTTAATGTCACTAACATCCACAAATAACCAAGACCCTACTGGCAGAGTGTCTTTTGGTGTAAATTTATTTATCAACCTTTTACAAAGAGGATATGAATACGAAGTATTTGGCGTAGTGGTGCCAGGTGTTTCGCTATCTTTTAAGTATTTAAGCCAAGCCATATCAATCAATTTCCGTATAAGTTATTTCATATTCGTGATCCGATAAATTGTCATCTGTTTCAATTGCAATAATTGTATCGAAAACTGGAATTCCGCCATTAATTATATCAGGTATAAAACCGGCAATGCTAACGGATAATGGTTTATCTGCATAGATTCCAGTCTGTTTATTCTCATTTTTAAGAGAAGCATAATCAATATCTAAAGCATTAATTCGCGCAGAGCCGTCTGAACCAGTATGTCTATGAGAGCTAATATCTACTCCGTCTATAGTAATGCCGTCCTGGACTTGTATATCGCCAAGTATTCTTCCACCATTTTTTAATAGATATTGTGGATGCGCATCTTTTCCTAAATCATCTAAATCAGAATGACTAGAAATAAAAGTATCATTTCTAGATTGATTAAGTCTTATAGATCCAAAAAGAGGTGCATAATTATCTGTTTCGACTACCTTTAGAATTTTTTTTGATTTAATAGATTTATGAGAAAGTTGATTAATAAATCTGCAATATTTTCTCTTTTCTGCGATTAGCTGAAAGATAGCATCCGTTTTCATCATAACGTTTGAATATCTTTCTATGTAATCAGCTAATATAGAAGCATAATTACCCTTAACGAAGTTTGTTGCAACAATTACCTCTTTAGCTAAAGAAGGATTTTCCGATGCAAAACTTGTAGTTAGAAAATCAAATTCCAATGACTCTGATATCTCTGTGGATATTCTTAATGAATTATCAAGATATTGTTCATAAAAAATATCTCCATTATCTTTGATATCTCTTTCTAAAGATGATAATAAATCATTAATTTCTGAATCCGCAGCGTTTACTCTAATCGCAAAAAAAGCTTGCAATTTAGCTGCTTGAGCTTTGGTGATTTGATCCACTTCGGCATTTGGGATTCCTGAATAGAGTGTTTTGATTGTTTCATCAACCCTGACCGTGTAGTGTAATGCCATTTTCCCCCATGCGTCGTATTGTATTGCGATTTTCTGCTGTGGTTCGTTTTCATATGCATCTCCGTAATTCTTGGTTAATGATCTTCTTATAAAATATATTTCATTAAGAAATAAATCTAAAATTTTTCTTAACTGAAATAGATAAGAAAATGTAGAATGTGATATTGCCTCATGGTACTCTTGAACCAATCTGCGCGATGCCGTAGATTGGTAACTTTCCGCAAAAAGATATTGATCAAATGATATATATTGAGGTGGATTATCTTTTGCTATTGTTGAATTTTTACTTTGATCTTTTATTAATTTAAGATATTTTTGAGCATTTGTTAATACGGATTGCTCTTGAAAAGTTCCATCCGATTCTCGTGGGTCAACCTCTATGATCTGATCAATGGTTCCATCTTCTATTGGATTTGTAATTTTTATAATTTCTGATTTATCAGGTATATTCAAGTACCTACATGCTTCTGTCCATAAATAAAAATGAGCTTGTTCTAAATCTGGATCACAGTATGGATCGATGAAAATCTTTCTTAAAAGATTTTTTTCTAACTTATCTTTTGCCTGATATATTTGCACCTCGGCAGCGTTTATAAAATTCTTAACTGAATCAATAGGAATTGAATAGATGTCTGAGTAAGTGCTATTCGTAGTTATATTATACTTACTGGATAGACTTCCTAAAGGGGAGTTGGTATTCCCCGCACCTTCATAGGAGGAATCACTAAACGTATACTTTGCGTAGATCTCATTAGTTTGAGTTTCAATTGGATTCACATTATTTACTGACATATTTTCCTCAGAACATTTTTCTTGCTATTTTAGCAACTGCTGATTTTCTAATAGAACTTTTAGATACTAGAGATTTTGTTCTACCAGAAACCATATATTTACTAACTTCTTTATCATCTTCATCAGAATTTTTATTATTGCTTGGAATAAAAAATTCATTTGAGAATGACTCTGTCTTTGTTGTGTAGTTGGTTTGAAAGAATTCTCCATAATTTTGAGTCACAGCTAATAAAGCCAGCATTAATGCATCGTGCGCATGATCCATTGCTGAACCAGCTGCTTCGAATACTGGTCGACCAGTTTGGGTCGTTCTAATAACAACATAGGATATTAGTTGCATATATAGTTCTTCGTCTGATTCTGGAATTAATATTATTTCTTTTTCTAAGAACTGCCTAAGATTGTCAACCATAAAAGGTTTCATTTCTTTCTTAATCATTAACTTAGTATATGGATCTCTAACGTCAATGCTTTCACCAAAGCTAATGCCCTTAACCTTATCCCTAAGGCCAGAATATGGATTTTCTACTCCATGTTTTTTTAGCAATTCTACCTGTACTTCGCCATATCCTCTGTCAACATAAATGTGCTTAGGATTAAATGCTCTATTCAATTGAATTATTCTGTCAACAGCTTTTGTTAAAGTATATTCCGATCTTGGTATTTCTTCCCTATAACAGATCCTACTCTTTCCCCTGAATCTGGCATCTTCGTAATTCTCAGCACATGTTTCTACTATGACTATGTTTGTTCCAGCCCCATATTTATCCCAGTCAACACCAATCGTATGAAATGATCTTGCCGAAGTAATTTCTGGAACATAACTCCAAGAAGGCGAGATAAATGCTTTATCAACAAATTTTCTTGGATAAACACCTTCCGAATCTTCTCCCCAGTCCGCCTCTATTTCATGGCGATATCCACTTGGCGAATATTGCTCTCTAAATTCTTCTTCTTGTTCTTTGGAGAAGTATGGGTTGCAATAACTTGGAAACCAAAATTCTGTAAATCTTGGGGATCTACACCAGTCCCAGAATCTTTCTCTACGACCAGTAGGAGTAGAGGCGCCAATCATGACTTTATCTGGTTGATCTTCTGCCGTTTTCTGAAGCATTGCATAGAGTGCGTCAAGGTCATCTGCGTGCATGTAATCCATTTCGTCAAGAACAATTAAGTGAGCTTCTTGACCACGAGCAACATCACTCTTTCCACCTGACTTCATACCAGAAGTAAAGAATCTGATTGTTGATCCATTAGAGAACTGCATCATAAATTGTGGACTTGTAACTTTTCTAGTAATAGAATTAGTTACTACTTCATTCTTTGCGGATATTCTTAAAATTTCTTGATAGATAAGTTCTACCTGAGTTTTCATTGGTGCTATAACCAATGATCGACCGTCTTTATGCGTGTAGCTATAATGAAGTAGCTGAACAGCAAGACTAAATGTTTTTCCAAGACGACGGCCAGCTCTGAGGACTTTTCTTAAAGATGGATCACGTAAAATTAAAATTTGATAAACTCTTAAATTAGCTTCAAGAAATTGTTTAGCCCAGACAACACAATCTTTAGCTACATGCAGTTGTCTTTGATGTTCTGCGCTAATCCCTGCTGCTAAGAGGTCCATGTCTACTTCAAATGGCTCATCTATTAAAAGGGACAATTCTTTATTGGTAAGCATTCTACTGATAACTGGAGTTCCATCGCCCCATGAGATATGACTTAGCTTATTTTCAAATACCCATTCAATTCTATTGATTTGTTTTATTAATTCAGGATCTTGGGCGCGTATAATTTCAAGAAGATCTTCTCTTGAAAGATTTTCTAAAGCTTTTCTAAACTGCTGTGTTTTACTGTTAATGGTCATGATTATCCGAAATGTGCCGCTAGCATTCCTGCTTCTGATCCCAATGCACTTCGTGCATTCAGTTGAGAGTTTTGTATGGCCATTACGCCCCTTGCTCGGGAAGTTGCTGCAGCCTCTGTATCTTTATATCCCATACCAAATAATGGTTTAGCAATAGTGCCTTGCAGAGATTTTCCAGCGTCTTTTACCAAATCAATACCTTTATTAATTCCTTTTCCAGCAAATTTTCCTATGTCATACAATATTGAAGCCATTCCTAGTACGTTGAGTACAGGTAGCGCTGCAAACGTACCTCTCATAGCTAAAAAGCTTGGACCGAATTTTGCTGCTTGCGAAATTCCTCCCATTTCTTTTATAAAACTTTTTCCAAAAGTTGATCTTAATTTAGCTATACCCTCAGCTTCAGTTCCAAGGTTTAATTTAGCGAACTTTTGAGCAAAACTTGCTTCTGCTCGCGTTGACTGAGTTGCAGCGTTTCCAAAAAGTCCACCTTGTCCACCAGCGCCCATTACTCCTGCACCGTACCCTAGAATGCCAGCAGTGGCAGTTCCTGCAGCAACCGATGCATAAAGGTTGCCTCTTACTCCCGCCTTTCCAGTTAAAAGAGCATCGTCAATTAGACTGGCACTAAGTCCATTCATTGATCCCAATGCGTGTATTGATCTATCCATTTTTGCAATACTTCTTGCCCTGCCTCCGAACAATCCCGATCCACGTGCGGCTGCTTTTGATTCTAACTTATATGATTTACTCATAGTTGATATATAAGATAGCAAACCAGGACCAAACACTGATTCCGCTGCATCGCCAGCACCTACTGCAGGTACGGACATTCCGATCATTGCTGCGAATCCACGACCAACAGCTGTTCTACCTATCATTGCAGCTCCTTGCATCGGGGAATACGTTCCTACCTTACCACTAAAAGCACTTAAGCTATGATAGCTTCCGCCTAATCCGTGTATACTAAGGTTATTCATTCTTGCAGCTTTTAGCATCGGTGTTTTTGTTGGATTAGCAGCCAATCTTTGAGCTCTTCTACCCATTCTTCCAAGGCCTTTACCTCCGAATAGTTGACCACCAAAATATTGACCAGAACCAGGAGTTGTTAGATTCCCAGCCTTATTAAAATAAGTGTATCTGCCACTCCTTCCTGGTAGTCCCCTTCTTTTGAAATCCATAAATCCACCGCTCATAAGAGTTTTACTTCCACGATATGATGTCATGGCAATTGACTGCTTTATAGTGGGGATAGGAGCATCTTCCATGGCTTGGAAAAATGCTGGTTGCTCACCAGGAGCTACCGCATTAGGGGGCATTGTTTGGCCTTGTTGTAACATGTTCGTAGTTGCCATGATTTAGTAACCTCTTCTGGAGTTGTGCATTCCTAATACTATATTTCCTGATGCATTGAGTTGTTGTGCGGTTTCCAGTGAGGAAGATCTGTATGATGGGTCTGGAACTATATTTCTCACTGCTGCGCTCATTACATCTGGACTTACCTGAGGATTATAGCCCACTGCACTAGTTCGTGCGTATGGAGATTCTGAATAGAATTTTTTATTATTGCCGACATGATTAGCTGTCATTGCAATTGGCGCTGCTGCACCCAATGCACCGCCCGTTGCACCGCCTATGCCAGCACCTAGGATTCCTCCCCTTATTGCTCCTGCAAAACCTTTTCTTGATCCCACAGCTAAGCCTATAGCTCCACCCACTATGCCGCCCACACCTGCGCCAACCATAGAGCCACTTCCTGGATTACTGGACGCTCCTACGGCAGAACCTACAGCGCCACCTGCTACTGCTCCCAAGATGCCACCCCTTATTGCTCCACCTAAACCTTTTCTTGAACCTCGCATTGCCCCCAGAGCTCCGCCTATAGCACCTCCACCCAATCCACCGACCTTCGAAGAACGCATAGGGCCTGCTCCAGGGCCCATTCCTGCAAGGTCAAAACGAGCTATATTCTTTGGATCAGTAACCTTTAAAGCTCCACCCGCAGGTCCGCCTATAGCAGATCCTAATAAGTATCTACCACTTAATTTATCTCCTATGAAATACTTATCTGCGTCGGGCGTACCTGTTGTTACGTCTAAAAATGCATCACGTGCAGTTGGTCCTGATGAGCTGGCGATACCAAGACCTATCATTCCTGCTCCAAGCATCATTGTACTTTTTTTTGAATTTCCAACGCTTTTTAATACATTTGTTCCAAATTTTAATAAACCCATTACATTTGCCCTCCGTATAGATGGCCATATCTATTTTGACCCATTTTATGATGACCTATTTTTCTTCTATCTAAATTTCCAACAATTCCTGCAGTTTTTAACGGATCTGAATATCCCCGTGTAAATTCCGAATTTTGAAATGTTTTTGGTGAATAATCTTTTTGTTTTTCAAAAGGCTGAGTTTCAACTGTTTCTTGATATATTTGACTGTCCTTATGCTTATTGTACATATAGTAACCTGCTCCGGCAATAGCTGAAGCTGCTAAAGTTATTCCTAGTTTTGGTTTAATTGATTCATAAGCCCTAACTATTTTGTTATTCCCAGGATTAACCTGATCAAAATGATTATCTATTAAATCTACTGCATCATCGCCCATGCCCTGTCCCATATGGGCGGATGAATCTAATTCAGAACCCATAGGTATAGTGTCGTCGCCCATCTGGTCAAACATGTCAGAGTCCATAGGAATATTTTCATCACCTATTTGATCAAATGAATCATAATCCATTGGCAGGTGTTGTTCACCTACTTGATCGAATGTGTCGACATCCATAGGAATATGCTGTTCTCCAACTTCTCCTGATCCATTAATTAATGAATCTGCATCTATTGGAAAACGATTAGGTTCAACACCTTTATCGAAATTAATTGGCTTTTCTTCATCAAGTGATCTCCAGCCTCGACTTTTTGCTCTATCTACTGTCGGAGCAGGGGTTACTGGGTCTTGGTAATCAACTGGAGCAGACCTACTTGCAGATCTATTAACTCTACGTAGTCTCTCTCCATTATTACCAGTTCGCAATCTATCTGCTGCCGCATTTGCGTGTTCAATTAATCTAGATATTCTTCTTCCGTTTTTATCTGTAATTGTTTGCGTTGCTCTAGACAGAGCTTCCGATTGACCAGCCAACCTAACTGCCTCTTCATCTAACGGCATACTGTAAGTCACTGCTTTTCCAACTCCTGGACCTACTGGCATATCCGTTGCTAACAGTCTTGAACTTCCTATAGAATCTGTTAAAGGAACATCATGTTCGTAATTGATTTCACTCTCAGCAAAGAAATTAAGTATTCTTGATACTGAATCCCCTTCCTTTGTTTGAGTAAGTGTTGATTCAACAATTCCATTATGATTAATAAAATCAGCCATGTGAGCAATTGCTGCGTCTTTATGCCCAGACTCTACTAGTGCGAGCATCTGACGATGCTGTGCCCCTATAGAGGATCCGACTTTTTCCCCAAAGAAGAGATTCATCGCCTCTATATTGTCGTTAAAACCTAAGGATTTAGCTAATTTTTTTTCATCAGAAAAAATGTCAAATATTTTTTCCGCAAGTTGAGATGCAAATTGATTGTCTTCAGTTGATACTTTACTTACATCCCAGACCGCATTGATGAATTTTTTCGGAGTCACTTTTCCTTTAATGGTTTTTTCTACTTCGACAACTGAAAGACTTCTATGTTTGGAGAATTCTTCTGCAGTAAGTTTTCCTTCTTCAATAAGTTCATCTGCAGCAGACTGAAGTATTCGCTGAGGAACAAACGCTCTTGACATGTGTGTGGGTATGATTTCACCCTGTGCATTAGTTCCCCCCAATAAGTAGGATAAGTGAGTTTCTTTAAAGGAGAAATTACCCTGACTAGCTAGCTCTTCTGCAAATTGTGCGTGGACATTTGATCGAGTTGTTTGTGGAGCAGTTAAAGATAAAAGATCTGCGGTCTCTTGTGCAAGAACCTGACCAATTCGTCTATTTTTTAACGGTGCAAAATATAGTGGATCGTTAATTGCAGAGAATCTTTTAGATACCTCAGCTGCTGCACCAGGGCTATAATCTGTAGCGCTTCCAAATGATATATTCGGTTGCTTAAATAATTTACCCAGTCTACTAACCTTGGGCGGTTCAGCCATTTCTGTTGTTACTGTAAGAGCTCTAAATAAATCATCGTCTGTCCCCACACTTAATGCGTCGTTCGCAAGATTGTCGGAATGACGTATTAGAAATTCACTATCTCCGTGCGGATCTATCTTTACGTCTCCGGTTATTTCTCGTAAGATTCTTCCCTGTTCATCAAGGAGTCTGACGCCACTGGCAGTTTCCTCAATCTGAGTTGTCCTAGGGATTGTAAAAGATTGTTCTTGGCCAGATATTCTCGCTGCATTCACAGTGTTGTCAATCATCTCCATTGCGGAAGATTGCTGACCATAAGTTATACCAAGATTTCTTATACTGTCAGTTGCAGCGTTAGTGGTAATAACAGATCCATTGGGGAGTGTTATTTGATTTAAATACTCTGCTGGACTATCTTTTGATGCTCGAACTATATTGCGTATTACTTTTCTGGCGATGTCGTTTGCTATTGGAAGTTCCGATTGACCAGTAGATATTACAAAATTATCTCCCTGCTTTTTAAGTATTCCAGATGAAAAATTTTCACCAAAGATACTACTTAGCTCTTCGCCTCCAAGGCCAGATGATTTTTCTAGGATTCCTTTATTGACAGATAAAACAACTTTATCTGTATCTGCGGTTTGCGTTAGAATATTATTATATATTTGTTGATGCAGGTGTTGTACGTCAGCTATGTCCATCGTCGGAGTAACAGGCCTAGACCTTGCAACTGCGCTTCTAAATGCTTCTCCTAATTCAGTTCTTGTTTGGCCAGCTTGTTCAGCTTGTGGCCATATTTTTAAATCTCCGTTTTGCATGTAATGCGCAACGAATGCTTCTAGATAGGAGTCAACATCACCTAAGTGACTTCCCCTTTGAAGGGTGTCATATAGAATGCTTGCATGTGTTCCATCTCTTTCAATCAGTTCTGCTATATTAGTGTGGATTAATAGGCTATTCATAGATTTGTATCCACTAGTTCCGCCAGTTTGAATGTCTGCTAAAACTTCAGCTGGATATATTGATCTAGCAAATTTTTCACTTACATCTTCTACTTTTTGACTTATATTAGCCCCGTACGCAACGCTGTACGCCTGATCCTCAATATATGGCATAACTGTATCCATCAAGTCAATAGCATAGTTCCCTGATTGAATTCGAGCTAAGAATTGTTGATCCAATTCAAGTGCTCGTTTACCAGCTTCACTTGCACCATATCCAACATGTCTTGATCTACTATAAGCTAGTTTTTGTAAGTCGAATCTATTAATGTTATAGCCAGATATATGATCATACTCCATCATTTTTTCAATAAGCGAGTTTGTGCTATCTAGGAAGTCATCACCAAAATTTACAACATCCCCAATTTCTTGTCCCTGGATTTTTGCCATAAAGTCTGCAAAACCCATTTGTTCGCCACCATACACTGCTCTTAATCCACTTACTTGTGAACTCTTATAGGTTGTGTTAAAGCCTTCAATTGCCTGAGGGGGCCTCAATAGCACTCTTCCATCCTCAGCAGCATAAGAGGTCATTTCTACTCCGCCAATCTGAAGAATGTCAGAAGATGCTTGAAGTCCAGTGGACTCAATGTCCATTAGTAAAATTCTTTTACCTGCCTCAAGATTACCAAAAGGTCTTGCGGCTCCGCCGTATTCCGCAGTCTGTTGTGCCGCTTCAAATGATCTCCTCAATGAAGAGGTGGTTGGTATTGCGCTTTTTGGACTGAGAGTAAGCGAATCTATACCTTGCTTATTGGGGTCAAATGAAAAAGTGCCTTTTTCGTATAGGATTTGAGCCGGATGTTGCACACCTACGTACGGCATTGCTGCGTACTCATCTATCCCCTCTGCCAATGTTTTTCTTCTTGAAATTAAAAATTTAAAAAGATCTCTAAATTTATTTTGACTTGCAAGATTAGCTCCAGGTAAACCAAAACCAAATTCGTTATTTTCTATTAATGGCTTAAGGCGCATAATGTTTTCCATATAATCAGAAAACATTTCTTGCGATTGCTGGTGGGGTAGAAGTGTTAAATCTATAACACTTCCAGTTCTCATTGAGGCGATGCGTGCTTTAGATGCGGATGTTTTCTGCAGAGCTTCAAAATAAGAATCTTCCCAAGCTTGATATGCTTCAAAAAATTTTTCAGAACTACCAAGTTGTTCACTAAATTCTTTTTCAAAAAAATCTGCTATTTGACCAGGGCTAATTGGACCTTGTTGTATTTTAGCTGTTTTCAATATTGAATCTGTAGGTAATATTTTTCTACTTAAGGGTAGCTTTGATCCAATGTTGGGGAATTTCTTTCCAAGCCTATCAAATTTTTCTGAATCTCCCCAAAAGACCATTATCAATCACCCGTTCGTTCTATTTCTATGTAGTCATCTTTTTCGTAGGTTCCAAGCTTTTGTTTGAGAAGTTTTTCTCTTTGTATTTCTATTTCTTGAACCTTGTATATAATATCAGAAATTGCCTGAGCACTATCAAGTTGTGTCTGACCAACTTTAGCTTTAGCTTCTCTGGTGGCCAGTAGTTGATTTCTTAAATCTTTGCGGCGTTTGTGCAATCTATCTTCTAATTCCACAGCTAAGTGAAGTTCTTTTTTCAGAATTGGTTGTCCATTGTTATCTATTCCAACAATATTCTCTTGAATAAAATGTTCTTTTGCTAAGAGTTTTGTTTTACGGATATATTGCACTTCTTGATCGACAAGATCTCTAATCATAGATACTTCGACAAGATTATCTGGGTGGACATCTAATTGATGCATATAGTCTGAAGTAAACTGAGCGACAATGGACATTTCTATTGGGCACGGTTTGCCCTTTGGTGCAAGATTTTCTTTCAACAAAGGACATGTATCTGCGAAGGTGCATTTTGATGCTTCGCAATTCATTGGTATCGAAGAGAACATCGATGTTCTAGTTTTCTGCGGACGAACTAATTCAACGGCTTTTTCTCTTTGCTCATCAGTCCAAGTATCGGGAAAAAATAAATCTGGTCGCAACGCTTCAAAATCGTGCATAAAGCTATTTTTATTATTAGCTTTTTCTATTTCTGACATTTAAATCAATCCATTCACTTGAATAAGAACTATCTGAATAAAACTTTTCTATAGTTGCGCTTTTGCAATTAGAGCAATAAATATCTCTGATCAGGCATTGCTTTTCAAAAATAAAATATTCACTTATAGTTTGCAAAGTATTATAACACCTAGGACAATTCATCAATCGCTTTCATGAGTCCTTTTTGGAGTTTATCTGCTAACTCTGCGCTTTGGGCAGCATTGAAAAAAATTCCAATTTCCCTAATCTCATCAGAGTTTAAATAGGAAGACAGTTTATATCTTGCGCCTTTACATATGTCACAATACACTTCTTGAGTCGCTGTGTAGCAAATACACTTTTCTATGATGTCAAAAAATTCTAATGATTGTGCAATTTCGAACCATTTATTTTTAAACAGTTTTTTTGTCTGTTCTTTATACGCTCTTAATTTATGGGAGTCCGTAGATAACAGAGTGCCCATATCAAGGGCGTGTTTCATAAGATCGTTAATGCCTTTATATAAAAAATTAGCTAACTGAAAATCGCCATTAACATCTACGTATTTTTTCCAATCATTCATTACACATTATATCTTTCTTCTAATTATCGTACATTCCAGTTGGTCTATCGTCAGTTTTATCTACTCCGCGACCTCTTCTTCCGCCCACTAGGTATGAACCGAAGGCTGCTCCGCCTCCAACCGCTGCTATTTTTCTCTTGGGATTTTTAGCGATACTGCTAGATACTCTTCCAGGAGCTTTAGCGACACTGCTAGATACTGCTTTAGCTCTATTTAAACCAGTTCTAGTTGCCTTAGATGCTCTTCTAGGAGCTCCAGCAACACTACTAGATACTGATCTAGCTCTGCTTACAGCAGCGCTGGTTGCCCCAGACATTCTACCTCTTATAACTTGAGAATAATTAATTCCATACATTATTTTTCCTTTCAGGACGCATATGGATTTGAATCTTGATACGGGGAATTATTTCTTCTGCCATTACCCGCAAGCCCCATTGCTCCAACACCCAATCCCACTGCACCAGCAGCTCTTCTGGGGTTGCGTTGCGCGTATCCTAATCCCCTAGCTCCTGCCGATAACATCCTATTAGTTCTCCCCATACCTGCCATACCAGCTCGGGCAGAGGCGTTACCTACAACTCCACTAGCTCTGCCTGCACCTGCAGCTATGGCTTTTGCGATAGATTGATTTCTACCAAACATTTTTAATGCTGATGAACCGTACATTTAAGCCCCACTTCCATCGCCATTACCTGCAAGCCCAATTGCTCCAATGCCCAATCCAGCTCCACCCACAGCTCCACCCGCAGCTCTTCTTGGATTTCTGGCGACGTACCGTGATGCACGCATACCTTGTTCGTAAAGATTTGTCTTTATGGATGAGCCCCCATTGGCTACATTTCTCATTGCACGGTCTGCAAAACCGTGATAAGCTCGCCTTCCACCACTAGATATAGATTTTGCGATAGATTGATTTCTGCCAAACATTTTTAGTGCAGATGAACCATACATGTGTGCCTCACTTTGATAAAGATTGTTTAATTGGTTTTTGAAAATTAAATACAAAATTATCATCAAGATAATCTATGTAGAATATAGTACCTCTAGGTAAGGTTGTTTTAACAATAGTTTTTGCAATAGGTGTTTCTATTATATCTCTTCTCACCTGAGATATACCACGCGCACCTTTAACGGTGTCTACTCCTAATTTTATTAAACCTTCTATTACATTATCGGTATAGGCTAATGATAATCCTTTTCTTGATAATTTTTCTGCAATAACAGACATTTCAATTTCTGCTATTTTTTGACAATTTTCTTTACTTAAATGATTAAAAACTACGACTTTATCAATTCTATTTATAAATTCTGGTCTGAAATATTTATCTATTGCTTGATGGGTATTTTTCTCTACAATGTCTCTGACTGGAGTTTCACGCGTGCTTCTACTGAAATTAACCCTACCAGTAAAACCTGTACCAGTAGATATTAACCCTTCTACTGTTTTGTCGTTTCCGAGATTAGTCGTCATAATGATAATAGTGTTTCTAAAGTCGACCAATTCGCCTTTATTGTCTGTTACAATTCCATCATCGAATATTCTCAAGAAGGTATTCCATATATCTTGATGAGCCTTTTCCACTTCGTCTATAAGCACTACTGAGTTAGGGTTTTTCTTTATTTGATTAGTTAGCTGACCGCCCTCGTCATGACCCACGTAACCTGGCGGAGAGCCTAATAGCTTTTGGTTCTCGTGCTTATGTTGGAATTCTCCGCAATCGATTCTAACCATCGGAATATCATCCCCAAAAATATGCTTATGGAGCGTATTAGCTAAGTGCGTCTTGCCAACTCCAGAAGATCCAGCAAAGAGAAAAACGCCAAGTGGTCTATTATTATCATTTAGATCAGCCTGCGATCTAGTTAATGCTGAGACTATCTCATCAACTGCTTGATCCTGACCTATTATATTTGACTTTAAGTTATCTTCTAATGTAATAAATTTTTCCTTTGTCATTTTTTTATTCTTAACATTAGGAGATGCTTTTGCAGTTCTTTTCTTATTGAGACTTTGAGCCTCTTTCAAAAATTGTTTTACTTGCTCTATGGAATCTTCTTCATCAGAATCTATAGGGGCAGTTGAGTATGCAATCGTTATCCAGTACTCAAGGTCTAGGCCCGGGTTAAGCATTATGCATCCAGCATAGATAGCCTCAAGAGCTCTCTCGGCTGCGCTTCTAGACATCATATTTAAGGATGCGCTAATTTCAGTATTTAAATTATAGACTACGTATTGCAGGATGAGTTTTTTAATATCATTTTTATTCTTATATTTTTTAAGAAATATTTCAATATCCTCTGGGGCTAGCACTTTGAATTTAACATTTGCATGTAGTTCTTTTATAAAAATTTGATATATTTGCATAGAAACTTCTTTCTGCTAGCAGCATGCATATAAAGTATATATAGATAATAATATTATATATATAAGTATATAGTAAAGGGGGGAAGGGGGGAAGGGGGGATCATGGCTAGCTTATCACACGAAGTCAAGCTGAATCAACTTTTATTGCCATAATCTTCGATGGATGGATGATCCTCTTGACATGGCCCCGAGAAGCCCCAGTATTTAATTAAGTCAATGGGTGTGTTAAATCTTTTATTTAATAAATACAGCGCCAATTGTAATTCTTCTTTTTGTTGCTCTTGCGACTTGCTCACTTAATCTCCTTAAGATATAATATATCTATCAATTATACCATTATTGAAAGGTTATTACCAGGTGGAATACCCCCAGCGTAACGAAACAAATTCGACAGTTAGACAACAAGCGCAGGATATGGATCTAGTCGATGCCAATCAAGCATTAGCGACCTTGCGGAAAAAGGTAACATCAATGCTTAATCTAATCGAAAAAGATCTTTACAACATTTATTCAACGGATGTGCAATTTATTGAATTTGTTGACAAAGAAATTATGAAAAAAGTTCTTGAGTTCGAGCGAGATATGAAGAAAATTGTTGTATACTCTAAGGATATGGCAAGCATGCACAAAGCACAAGGGAGATTATTCTATGACTAACGAATTTGACATGGCGACTGGCGAGATTCTTATTCCTTCAACTAAGAAAGTTCTTGAAAAAGAAGAATCAAAAGTGTTAGAGCTTGCAATTGCACAACTGCAACGTCAATATGGAGCTGGAGCAGTCGTTAGACTGGGCTCAACAAACATTAAACCATGGGACTCAATATCTACTGGAGCACTCACTTTAGATAGTGCACTTGGAATTGGTGGTTTCCCGCGTGGGCGCGTAGTAGAAATCTTTGGACCTGAATCATCGGGTAAGTCTACTCTTGCTCTAGCAACAGTAGCTAAGGCCCAGCAGATGGGCCTCACGTGCGCTTACATCGACGCTGAGCATGCTTTAGACCCAGTCTATATGAAAGCCGTAGGAATCGATCTAGACAATCTTCTACTGGCGCAACCTGATTATGGCGAACAGGGGTTCGACATTGCTGACAGACTCCTCCGTACAGGGGAAATTGGTGTTATCGTTATTGACTCAGTTGCAGCACTTGTTCCAAAGGCTGAGCTTGATGGCGAAATGGAACAAGCTCACATGGGCTTGCAGGCCCGTATGATGGCCAAGGCTATGCGCAAGCTCACTGGACTCGCTGCCCAACATAATACACTTCTTATATTCATTAACCAGCTCCGCAACAAGATTGGAGTTATGTTTGGTAATCCAGAGACTACTCCTGGTGGAATGTCATTGAAGTTCTATGCTTCAGTCCGTATTGACGTCCGCAAAAAGGAAGATCTTAAGGACAAAGCTGGAAATCCAGTTGGCGTTAAAGTCAAAGCTAAGGTTATTAAGAATAAGATGGCACCCCCAATGAAAATCGTAGAGTTCGATATTATCTATGCCCAAGGTATCGACGAGTACGGATGTATCTTTGATATTGGAATTGACAAGGGGATCTTCACCCAAAAGGGCGCATGGGTCTATTTCAACGGCGAGAACTTTGCCCAAGGTAGAGACAACGCTATTGAGAAGCTGAAGTCTTCTCCCGACATTGTAGGTGTGATCAAAGGCTAATGAGTTTTATTCCAATATCTTGTGATGATTGCAGTTTCCCGCCAAACTTCATTATTCTTGAACTAAAAGACAAAGAAGACATTCCATACTACTCCATCAAATGCCGTGACTGTGGAGATTGCTGGGACGAACCGAATGAAAATTTTTTTTGAAAATAATAAAGACAATTTTACGCAGATTTTTTTTTTCTGAGAACACATTTGCCCCAGAAGATTTAATAAACTAAGAAAAGGATGACCAGTGACACAATTACAGATTTACATAGAGCTCTGCGCGCTTATTGAAGAACTAAGTTCTATTGTAGAATGAACTAACCACCCAAGTTATATTCAGGTAGGGATGAGGACATTGATGTACTGCGAGCGCCCAGTACTGCGTTAGGTGGCTCTGCAAGAGCATTACCCACGGTCTTCACTAGAGATCTTGTACTTGTAGGTACTGCTACACCTCGTCCGGAGTTATTATTGGCTCGATTTTTCATGGCAAGGACTAATCCCCCACCAGCTGCTATTCCAGCGCCAGCGCCCATCGCTATACGTCCTCCTCTGGACTTGGGAATTAAACCTCGTGCTCCAGATGAGCGTCCGACCATATTACCAAACATAATTTTCCCCTAAACTATAAGATGAGTTTACATCAGGATAATCCACTGAGATCTTCTCCTGGGAATACCGTCCTCATAAATTGCTTTGCTTGAGAGTCGGTAAAACCACCCTCTCTTTGGTAGTCATAATTCTTTTGCAAAGATTGCCCCTTCAGTCCAGCGTAGGGGGCACTGCTCATAGTATTACTTCGTCCAGAGTTATTGTTGGCTCTATTTTTCATGGCAAGGACCATTCCCCCACCTGCTGCTGCACCCACGCCAGCGCCCATGGCTATACGAGCTCCTCTGGACTTGGGCATCAAACCTCGGGCCCCAGACGAACGTCCAACCATTCTACCGAACATAATTTCAGCCTATTCCCTGATCTCCACCACCAGGGAATAAATGATTATTTACATCTCCTGGTCTAGTAAATAAGCTGTGACCTTGCTTCTGTCTATTTCTCATAACAGCTGCTGCGCCACCATATCCACCTAGCACAGCAGCACCATACATATTCACCTGTGATGCGTCTCTGTCATTAGCATAAGCGTTTACACCAGCGTATCCTGCAGCCAGTATGCCTGTGCCAACAGCACCAAGCTTCATGGCCGCACGGCCTCCTGCAGATTTTGGCATTAAACCTCGGGCTCCAGAAGCCATTCCGACCATTTTGCCTCCAGTTTTATAGTATTGATTAAAAATACTTGATGCTATGTTCATATACGATATCCTTTTTTGATTATATCAATTTAAACCTGTGATTATAGTAATAGGATTTCGCCGTAAATACAAAAGAGAGCAGTGGACTATTTTTGAGTCAACACTGCTCTCTTTGTT